TCGAGTCTTAGCGGAGTTAGCACGTCATGCGTCGTCGTACCTCGAAATTGGTGTCCAGGATGGAGATTCCACCGCTGCCGTTGTCAGAGCGAATTCAGCTCTGGCTCTTACGCTGTGTGATACGTGGGGTCCGCATCATGGAGGCACTGACCGAAAGACGCACACACATATCGAGAAAAGGCTCGACGCATTGAACCATACGGGTTCTCGAACCTATCTCGATGGTAACTCTATCGACTTGATTCCGACTCTTGACGGGTGGTATGACATCGTTCACATTGATGGAGACCACTCGTACGAGGGTGCTAAGGCCGACCTTAAGAACTGTTGGCCTATCGCTCGTAAGTGGATAGTCGTACATGATGTCTTTTTTGGAGAGGTCCGTAACGCCGTGTTTGAATTTCTTGAATGGCACGTTCAAGAATTAGAATCGATTCGATTCTCGGCCTCGGATCATGGTACGATTGTAGTCGAACGACTTCCGCTGGTGGGTGTGTAATGCGGAAGTTACTTTGGGTTGGCGATGCGGCTTGTCCGAGTGGCTTCGCCAAGTCCACTCACGGCGTGTGCGATTACCTGGATTACCGTGCAAATCCAGGTAATCCACATCCGTGGGATGTGACTATTCTAGGAATTAACTACCGTGGTGACCCTCACAGGTATCCCTATGATATCTTCGCGGCAGGCGCTACTGGAGATGGCTTTGGTATTGGCCGCATGTTATGGATGTGCGACCATGTTACGCCATCTGCTATCGCGATCCAGCAAGACCCGTGGAACTTCCCAGCCTATCTAAAGCAGTTACATACGATACCGGAGTTTAAGGATATTCCGGTTATTGGGTATGTTGCCGTTGATGGGTTGAACTGCCTTGGGGCTGGAATGAACGGCCTTAGTCTCGCGGTATTCTGGACGGAGTTTGGCCGTCGAGAGGCGAGGCTTGGTGGATACGAGGGTAACTCGGCGGTTGTTCCACTCGGCGTCGATACGACCCTCTATACGCCCGGCGATAAGGTCGAGGCGCGTAAGAGGCTTGGACTGCCGGATGCATTCCACGATACGTTTATCGTTGGAAATGTCAACCGTAACCAACCTCGTAAGCGGCTTGATCTAACGATTCGGTATTTCGCAGAGGCATGGAAAACGCTAGATTGTCCGCCGAAGATGTTTCTCTATCTCCATGTTGCGCCAACTGGCGAGAGTGGATATAAAGTAAAACAACTTGCGGAGTATTACGGCATACTGAATCAGCTGATTCTGATGGAACCATCTCCTTGGTACGGACATACCGAAGATAAAATGGTTGATACTTACCGGTCGTTCGATATCCAAATTACTACGACGCAGGGCGAAGGCGATGGACTTACAACTAAGGAAGGCATGGCGTGTGGAATTCCGCAGATCGTCCCGGAGTGGTCTGCGCTTGGTGAGTGGGCGAAGGGATACGCCATATCCGTCCCGTGTACTTCTACGGCGGCGACGATTGGGCATGCGAATGCCATCGGAGGGATTGCTGATGAGGATATCTTTGTCCAGCGCATACGCAATCTCTACGGCAATCTGGGGCTTCGTGTATCTGTGGCTGAGAAATGTTTAGAGTGTGCTCGGCAACCGAAGTTTCAGTGGTCTGAGGTTGGTCGTGGATTTGCTGAAGCCGTTGACGAGGTACTAGAAGCCGAGGCTGTATGTTTACCCTGAAGAGCGCCATGACTGGCGGTAAGCAGATGGTAAAAGGTGTTACCGATGTTGCGAAGGCATTTCCTGATAGGGTCATGATGGCACTACATCAGGAGGCACAGATCGAAGTAGTCGAGATGAAACGTAGGTGTCCTGTTGATGTTTCCGAGAATGCACCGCATCCGGGTAATCTGCGAGCCTCGATTCATGCCGAAAAACCTATTGCTAAGGGACGTACGTTGACTCAGACTTTTGCGACTGGCATACAGGCTCCATATGCGGTCTATGTACACGAAGATCCTGATGCCTTTCATAAAGTTGGTGAGTGGAAATTTATAGAGGGGCCTTTATTGGAGTCGGTTCCGTGGTTTGCATCTCGCATCGCAAAGCGTATCAACTTTGATCAGAGTAAGACGGTTAGTGATTATTTAATGGCAACTGTTCAAGGATCAGAAGATGCAGACGAGGATCTTTAATGCCATTCCTCGATGAAATCGCAGCGCGGATTCAAAGTCAAGGTGCAGGCGTGCTTGGACAGGATTTGTTTCTTAGCACGAAGGCAGATATCCCCGGTGGAGCCGGACCGATCACGACGATTGTCGAGAGCGGTGGCACATCGTCACGACGCACGCAGAATAATACGGCGACACAACGTCCGGCTGCTCAAATCGTGATTCGTGCATCGAGTTATCCGGCTGCACGCGCTCGAGCCGTCCTTGTTTACAATGCGCTTGGTGGTGATAACGGTCTGTATAACGTGACACTTAGTGGCACGTTCTATCAACAGATTGTCCCAGTGCAGCAGCTTTTCGATTTGGGATTAGACGAACTCTCTCGTGCGAGAGTTGTCTTCAACATTAACGCGGAGAAGGTTCCGTCTTAAAGGAGTGTGAGCAATGAGTTTGCTAGCAAAGTCTGGCCATGGCGCTCTAGTCGCCTGGCAGCCAAGTGGGAGCGGTGCATTCGTCACGATCGCAGAACTTCGCGACCTCACGACGCCCGGCCTCTCCCGCAACGAGTTCGATTCCACCACGCAGAACGTGGATATCGATACTTATGTTCTCGGTGTTCTTCGCCGAGAAGCACTCGCCTTTTCAATGAACTTCATTGAATCGGGTGAGCCGACGCATGATCACATCACTGGTATCCAGAAGGCCATTATCAGCAACATGATGACCGGCTGGCGCTACTCGTTCCCTAACGGGCTGGCATGGATCATGAGCGGGCAAGTTCAGGCAATCAAGATGACCGACCCGGTTGACGGTCTTCAGTCTGCGGATGTAACTATCCGCATGAGCGGTGTGATGTCCATTGCTGGCGTACCCGTAGGCGTTACGCCGTAAAGGGATATGGCGGAAAAGAGGGAGGGGAAGATGGCGGAAGAGACCGGGCCCAAAGTTTTTGAGAGCATGGATGAAATGCTCTCGGCGCCCGATGTGGAGTTTGCTAACATCGAAGGATGGAACGGCACGATCCGCATCGGGTCGCTAACTGCGGGAGACATGATCGAATGGTCAGAAGCGAACGAGGGCGAAGCTAAGCGTACGGCTGGCCTGAGGCTTATCGTGAAGAGTATCGTGAACTCTCAAGGTCAACGTATCGGCCTTGATAAGCACATCGCAATGCTTCGGACCAAGAGCCATAAAGTAACCGAGAAGATCGTTAAGGAGATTCTCAAACTGAATGGCATGAACGTGAAGGTTGACGAACCAAAAAAAGACTGACGCGCAGCGCGGCGCGACGTTTCGCATACCAAATGGCCGTGAAGCTGGGGAGAATCAATGTTGATGAGATGCTCCGCAGTCTCACGGCCAAACAGTTTGCAGAATGGCAAGCGTATGCGCGTATCGAGCCATTTACAGAGAAGCTTGAAGATTGGCGAGTTGCGTTACTTGCCAAGGCTATCTTCGATGCGAATCAACGACTCATTGATGCGATCTTCGCAGTCAACGGGGCCGAGAAACATAAGCGACCGAAGATAGTCGAGACCAAGTTAGACGATTTCTTGTTAGTGTGGAGAGAAGAGGAATCCTCAAAACCACCCGCCGCGAAGAAAAAGCAGACGTGGGAAGAACAGTTCGCGATTATTGAAATGATCATGCACGCTCACTCCGTACCTGGGAAGAATGCGTAAATGGACATAGGCACACTTACAGGTACTATCGCCATTGAGGACCAACTCTCTGGTGCGTTAGAGATGTCAACACGTAAAATTAACAGTTACGTGACTGACTTTACGAAGTCATTTGGTCCAATGGGAGTAGCTGCTCTCGGAACTGCAACTGCTGTCGTCGGCGGCGTGACTGCGATGACTGCTGCTATCGTCGCCCTCGGTATCAAGGGTTCGGATGTCAATGATCTCAAAGATTCCATGGATAAGTTCGCTGGCGGAACCGCCAACGCAACGAAGATCATGGATGAAATGCAGAAGGGAACCCTCGGCACCGTTGATAAGATGAGTCTAATGACAACAGCCTCGAAACTGTTATCTACCGGCACGTTAAAGACCTCTGAGGACTTCGGGACGCTCTCTGCGACCGCATCGATTTTGGCGAATCGTGGCTTCGGGTCAACCGAAGAGATGATGCAGAAGTTATCAAGTGCTATGACTACAGGCCGTACGAAGGGTCTCAGTCTAGCGGGAGTGAATGTTGATCTCGAAGTCGCACAACGTAATTATGCAGAATCGATTGGTGTCTCCAGTAAGGAACTGACTGACGCCGAAAAATTGATGGTGAATCAGCAAGCCATCATGGCGGCATATAAAGATACGGTGAAAGAAGCTGGGGAACAACATCGAGATTTTGCCGACAATATTACTGCAGCTGGCGTCTTCGTTAAAGATTTTATTACCGATTTATCCGGTCAGGTTGCAGCATCTCCGGCTGTCACTGAAGCGATGGATAAGATTGGTGAGGCACTGAGTAGAGTCTTCGGAGGAGGCACCAGTAAAGCTATCGATCTTATTATGATGGCTATCGACGGATTTGCAAAGGGTGTTTCTGAAACCGTCGATTTCGTAATGGAGTTCGCCAGTATCTTTCAGGATTCTTTTGGCAATGTCGAAGTAGCCGGCAGTGCAGTCGCAAGTATGTTTGAGTCTGTCTGGGATGTTGTGAAATCCTTAATGCCAGTGGTGATTACTCTCGCAAAAGGACTCTGGGCGATTAATGAACCCCTCTATACAGGATTGATGAAGGTTCTTCCGTTGGTTGCTATACTCTTCAAGGGTCTGGCGCTAGTCATCGATGAAGTGGCAAAGGCAGTGACGTGGCTGCTTGAAAAAATCACTGCGATGATCAAGTGGGTCCAAGATGCGATCATGAAGGTGCCGTTCGTCGCGAAGGCGTTCGAGGGTCTTTCCGGCATGGTGAATCTTGCGACGGATTCGTTGAGTGATCAAAAGAAAGTCGTCACTGCTACGGCAACAGCAACCGATACACTCACCGATAACACGAAAGATCTGACGAAAAATACTCGGACGGCTGGAGATGCGGCTCGTAAGCATGCGGCCGACGAAGAGTTACGGAAGAAGCGGGCCAAGGAATCCGCTGCTGCCTCTGAGGAACTCGCTAAGGCTCTCTTCAAACTCTCGGATGTCCAGTCAGGACTCACGAGCGTCAACTTCGGTCTCGATGACGATGAAGCGAAGAAGATTCTAGAGCGTCTGGAAAAAGAGCGGAAGGAGTTAGAGAAGATTCACGAGACCCTCAAGGGTATCGAGCAGCAGGGCATCCCTGCGGTTTTTACGCAATCTGGCATCGGCGGCGTCGGTGAGAAGGTCGATGTTACTACTACTAAAGTTCGTACGCTGAATGATACTGTGAACGATTTGGCCGGGGCATTTATCAACGTTGGACAGGCATCAGGCGGGACTCTCGGTAAGATGATGGGTGCGATTGGTTCGACAGTCGTCATGGCGAACGAGGCGCAGAAGGCAGTTAAGGCGAGTGGCGGCACTGGACAGTGGGGATACGGCAGCGTGATGTTTGACTCGAAGGCTACGGGTGCCGATCGTATTGGTGCAGCAAGTTCTGCTGCAATGTCGATTGCCGGCGGTATTGGAGATATGAAGAATGCGCTCGACTCTCGTAAGACGAGCGACCGTCTTATTGGCAGCACGATGGCAGGCGCGAAGATGGGCTCGGCCTTTGGTCCCTATGGTATGGCGATAGGCGCCGCTGCCGGTCTGGTGATTGGACTTATTAAGGGCAAGCCTGAGTGGGCTAAGGCCGCAGATGAAATTGGCCGCGACCTCGGAGTTACCGTCTCAGATGAACTTGGTAAGCAGATCGGCAAGGATATTAAGGAACTCGGCGGTCGTGCTCAGGGTATCGCAGTCAATCTTGCTGGGATTATTGCCGAGGGCGGAGGTCTGAACGATAAAAACATTGATAAGTTTACCGCGAAGTTCGCCGGCGCCATGGCCCTGGTTAAGTCTGGTCAACTGGATATGGCTTCTGGTACGAAGATTGTCGAAGAGAACTGGGACCAGTTCGCTCAGGCTGGTACGAGTGCATTTG